AACAATTGATGACAACATTACCTTTAAGATCTAGTCTATCAAACACTACATCTTTGTTGTGAACTTTGACTTGAGGTAAATCATCTTTGTATATGTGCTCTGCAATATCACAAGTATACTCATCAACATCATAAAGATTGATAGGAATATCATAGCCCAAACGATTAACAAGCATTGGAACAATAACAATACCATACCAACTAGCCAGTATGTCGATGCCTCTAATTTTTCTATCACGATATCTTTCATCTACTAATGTCTCAACCAGCCACCATTTACTTTGTATCTGAGTCTCAAATACACATTCACTAAAATCTTTAAATTTATATATGTGCTTGTCAGCTACGTATCCCATACCTTTGTGGAAAAGCTGATGTGTTTTTTCTATTGAATAATGATGCATTAGTCACCCCAAAACTTCTTCAATGTATCATACTTATCTTCTACGTCATCAAAACATGCAACAACATGATCATCTCTCTTTGTGTATTCTGTGATATCTTCTGGAAAGTGTGAGCCATACTTGTATGAGTAAGCTAATTTTTTTGGAAAGAATTTTAAGCTGTCTCTATGTCTTCTGTACATCCAACTATCTAATCCATAAAAGGACTTGAATATCTTATCTTTGTTGTCTTGAAAGTCTTTGTATTGTTGTTCAAAATTGTTACCTTGAATATGCATGACAGAAGAGTTTACATCACAATGAAAGATATATTTGTTTATCTCATCACTGAACCATGTAGTCTTTAGTATTTGTCCTAAGCCAATAAACTTTGATAACTTACCATGAACAAAACAATCAAGGTCAAGATATATTGTATCATTCTCAAACAAACCTGGTTCAAATAAATTAACTTTATTCCACCATAGTCTATCTTCACAAAATGAATTGTATATCTTTGTTTCTATGTTACGATCAAAGCCTCTAGGATTATCAGTCCAGCATATAAAGTTGTTTACTTGATTTTTGACTTGATGAAATAATTGGTTTACAAACTCATGTCTGTAACCAACTCCTACTTTCATGCATACTACATCTAACTTCATAGATATTGTTTCCACTCTTTAGCAACCCATCCTGTCTTTATATCTAATGGGTCTGGCTCATGATCTTCCATAAACACACAGACTGCATGATCTGGTCTGTACTTATATTTAGCTGCGTCACCTCTCACTGTATAGTTGTCTGGATATGCAGCACCTCTGTTGAAAGAATATACAGATCCTTTTGGATATGTATTGATCTTACTTCTCCATTTTCTCCACAAGTATGCATCTGCACTGTAAAGTGATTGCTTGATTCTTCTATAGTTCTTACTGAAGTGGGTCCATATTTCATTTGTCACAGGTTGAGTATTATCAACATAAATTAAACTTGCATTAAACAACATTGTAAGAAAATAGTTTTGTCCATGCATACCTACATGCCAAGGAGGCATCCAGTCACAATCTATCATTGCTGGAGTTGGCGTATCGATAATTCTATCCATAGGACCAAGAAATAAATTATCGAGATCAGAGAATAGTATCTTACCTTCTATACCACATAGCTTTGGAGCAAACAATGACATCTTGATACCATCCCAGAAATACCACTGATCATTATCTACAATGTCTTGCCATAGCCATTGCTCTGTACATTCAACAGGCTTTATTTCATCATCTAAGCCTTCTGGATTTTCAGTCATACAATATGACTTAAACTCTTGCTTGATATGTTTCTTAGCCATTCTGTGGATTAAGTTTGGATACTCAGGACCAAACTTATCACCCCACTTCATAGTCATCAAGTTAATAATATTCAATACTCCTGATTACATGCTGACGTTCTGTCTTGATAACTTGTTCTTTCTCTTGTCTAACAACATGAAGAGCTGGATTATCTTTACTGTCCTCAGCATTAAGATCTACATACTTCTTGCCTTGACCATTGAGTAATCTAAACATAAAACCTTCTCTTCGTAAGAAAGGTGTCTTGTCTTTTGGAAAGAACTCTGATCCTTGTTCTGCTCCAAAGAAGTATGAGTATGCCCAACCTCTTGGTAGACAGTTTATAATATCTCTGTGATAATGATTAATGTATTCATCATTACCTCTAAACTTGAATGCAAACACTTCTGGATCATCCATAAATTGTTTTGCAACATAGTCTAAAGAATTACCATGCCACATCATAATGGATGAGTTAACTAATGCTGCAAACTCAAAGTCAGGATCAAAACCAGATACTTTGAATGCTTGTGATTCCCAGTCAATTGGTTTCCAATAACAATATAGCATTGTTAGTTTGTCCTTGACTGCATAGTCACACATTGCATCAAAGTCTCTTTGTATCACTGTATCAAGATCAAAGTATATGTTGAGTCCATCACCAGAAATAGATTCATCAAACAACATCATTTTATTCCACCAACCCCACAGGTTGTAATCATTAACATCAATTATATTGATGCCAGGCATAGCTATTGTTGTTTGATTTGTAAGTAAGTTAAAATTGTATGGCTTAGAAAAGTTTGCATCTATCTGATTCTTCAGTTGATAGACATGCTCATCTGTATAATATTCTCTTGGATCAAACTCCATTTGGTATGGAGATTCAGTATGAACAGTCTTGATGCAATAAATGTTAATACGAGTCATCTATCCACCGCCTTGTAATAGTCAAATATTCATCCACTTTTGTTTCTTTCTCTCTGTTTTGATGTATGAGAGCAAGAGGTAGCCAATCTTTACATGCTACCCAATCATGTATTGTATGATGATCACTTATAGTAGAGAATGACAACCAATAATTCAAACCATGGTTCTTGAATTGTTTGAAGCTCTTCTCTACTGTAAATGCTCTAATAACATTATCAAATTCAAATGGCAATCTACCAGAAGCATGAAATTGATCTGGGTTCAAATATGCTTGGTATGTATCATTGTATGTTGTCACTAAGTAATACTTATACTTCTTATTATTGTATAATAATCTAATTGGATTAAGCTCATCATCTATAGGTTTTTCAAAAAACTTTGGTACCAAATTGGCCATTAGTAGCCACCTTCATTTGCTACAATGTGGGCGGGAAGCGGAGCGACTCTAAATCCTTCCGTAATTCTTCCTCTGCGAGTTTGCTCCATGAATGGGTAAAGCCTAGTGTCCATATGACTATCCCAATCCGCAATTTTAATCCACAGACCGCTTCTGTGTAGCGCTTTTCCAACTGAATCCGGGTTAAGGGGGAACATAAATGTATCCGGTTCAACATGTTGGCCATAAATTGGTTTCTCCTTCCATGAGTTGATATAGTCTACTGATAGACCATAATGTTCTGCACACATCTGAATCATGTCATCCATGCTCCAGTTGTCTACACTCTCTAATAAATACCTTCCATGTTGGCCAACGTTTTTGAAGCGTATCATAGCATGGTCAATATTCTTTTGTTTAAACAAATGCAACAATCTACTTGGTGCATCATCATTGATACCTTTACATAATATAGTTCCTGTGTCAACAATAAACTTACAGTCTCTTATATTTTCAAGAGCCATAACCTTTTGTTTGGCACATCTCAATTCATCAATAGCCTCATACCAGTCATCATTATCAACACCGTTCAATGACAAATAAACGTGCGATAACTTAGCCTCTCTGAGACTACGAGTATACCTTATACTAGCCAATTTCAGTCCATTAGTCAACAGGGTACAACGATGCCCTGCCTTTCTGATCCTGACTATTATGTCGGTAAGATCATTCCTCATGGTAGGTTCAGCTCCCATGATTCTGATCATAGTTCTTTTTGGGAATCTATTGATCGTATTTATCAATTTATCAATGTCCATGTCAGGAATATCTCTATTAGGAATATAACAATTTTGACATGTCATATTACACTGATGAGTTACATCTGCAGTGACATCTGTAAAGTGATTATCTTCCGGATCTAGTTCATAGTATCCTGGTAAGTTTGTCATACGCTTCCTCAGTGTATTCAAAATTAGCTAGTATTGCAATCCTTACCATATCAGACTTATGGTAAGAAGCGTGAGGATAACTTGGGTTAACAAAATAAACTTCACCAACGTCAATGTCTATTGTCTCCACTTTACCTTTTTGTACATCATTCCAACTCTTTGCAACTTTAAGTGTTATAGGATCTGATATAGGACATAACAAGTTATATGTGTTTGGAGGATCCATATGATATTCTAAATGGTGTCCAGGATCCATCATTGCAAATCTATGATTACTTGACTCAAATCCTGAGTGTATTGATATCTCTTCAGTATGAATTTGATTGTAAAATTCACCTAGTTCGTATACTTGTTCTCCTGTACTAACACCAGCAACTGCATGCTCATGTCTATGCTCTGCAGTCTTTTCACCAGACAAATTCATAGGATCATCCGCTAAAGAATGGTATATAAATAAATTATGTGTAATGAGTTCTGGTGTCAATGAGCCAAGTTTTATGGCAGAAGGTAGCTTTCTATTCCTGCCATGTAGTCTCAATTCATCTTTTTTACTCATAATGTGACCATTTCATTGTTATTATAAATATATTTAGCTAAGTAATTTAGGAGCACATAATGGCAACAAAGGCAAATATTGTAATCGAACAAGGTGCAAGTTTCTCTACAGATATTGATATTACAGATGCTGCTGGTGCTCGTGTTGACTTGAGTAATTATACAGCAAACTCACAAATAAGAAAACATTTTTCTTCAACAAATGCTGCAGCTACTTTCACTTGTTCTACTGGTGGTACAAATGGAACTGTAACAATGGCTTTGACATATGATGTTACAGCTAATATTACAGATGGCAGATATGTGTATGATCTTACTTTACTTAACACAAGTTCAAATACAAAGATAAGAGCTGTTGAAGGAATAGTAACAGTTTCACCAAGGGTTACTCAATGACAAAGATATTAGAGAACAATCTTAACACATTGACATTGTATGGCAATCCTGTATCAGGATCAGCTAACAGGTTGTCTGCTTGTGAAGATGTTCAAGAAAGCACATTAGCTAATGGAGCTATCTTAGTTTATAGTTCAAATGAGAAGAAGTATATTCTTCAAGAAGATACATCGGATGGTGGTGAATATTAATGGGAGTCACAATTGCAATAAGTGGCAATACAAAACCTACTCCGTTACATGCAAACGGCGCCCCGCTGGCAAATGTTGCAGCTGGAACAATACATCTGGCTAACACAACATTGAAACAAAAATTAGTTATGCCAACAAAGGTTGTAAGAAGAGTAGATGACTTTGCTGATGTTGATACAAGTAGTGTGAGCAATGGACAAATAATTAGATACATATCTGCAAACGACACTTTTATAGCTACTAATAGAAATGTCGAGTTAGACGGAGGAGAATATTAGTGGCCATTCAGATTAAACGTAGTACCAATACTGCAACACCAACTACTCTTGAGTTTGGTGAACTTGCTTGGTCTGGTAATGGTGATGTAGTTTATATTGGTAATGGAAGTGCTGTTGTTGCAGTTGCTGGTAGAAGAGTAACAGGAACACTTACAGCTAACCAAGCTATTGTAGTAGATAGTAATAGTTTTATAGACGAAATAAAAACTGGAGGTTTGACACTCACAACTTCTGGTACAGCTAACACAAAGATTGTTGGTTTAGTTGCAAATGTTGAGTTAGCTAATTCAACAACTATAGCAACATCAACTGCTGTAAAGAACTATGTTGATGAGAATGCAGTCACTGGAGGATCAACTCAACTGAATGGTTTGACAGATGTCACTATAACTGATAGACAACAAAGTGACTTCATGATGGCATCAAACACAACTCACGTTAGAAATGTAACTGTAGCTGGAGGTGTCACAGCAACTGCTAATGATACAGTAGTAACATTCAATTGTGTCAACTCTTCAGCTGACTTTCTTTCTGGAGCAAACTTACAGTTTACAACGGCATTCAAAGATGGTGACGGAAACAGATTACAAATACTATACGCCAATGGCGATGCGGCCTGGGGGTAACAAATGGCAGTACCAAGTTCAAGATCTACCTTCAAAGAGTTATGTCTTAGAAGGTTAGGTAAACCAGTCATAGAGATTAATGTTGATGATGATCAAGTAGAGGATCGTATAGATCAAGCTCTACTTTATTATCAAGACTATCACTTTGATGGGTCACAAAAATTATTTCTTAAACATGCAGTTACACAAGATGATAAAGACAATGGTTACATATCAATATCCAATAGTAATGTTATTGGTATAATTGATATCTTTGATATTGGTGATGCGTTGAGTACAAACAACTTATTCAACATAAGATATCAAATTGCATTAAATGATTTGTATGACTTATCAAGATATGACTTAGTTCCATTCTATATGAACTTCCAGAACATAAGATTCATAGAAGAGATATTAGTTGGTAAACAACCATTGAGATTCAACAGGCATGTCAATAGACTACATATTGATATGGATTGGGATAAGCTAGAAGTAGGACAGTTCTTAGTTGCTCACGTGTATGAAAAAGTAGATGGTGATACGTATACTGATATATGGGGTGACAGATGGTTAGCTGAATATGCTACATGCTTAATAAAATACCAGTGGGGATCTAACCTAAGTAAGTTTACAGGAATGCAACTGCCAGGAGGTGTACAATTCAACGGAGCTGATATTTTGTCTCAAGCACAACAAGAAAAAGATAGACTTGAACAAGAAATGATCAGTTCTTACTCTCTACCAGTTCACGATATGACAGGTTAATATGTCTATAACAAACGGAGTCACGAGTACATACTTCAATAAGTTTGCTCATCATGGTGAGCAAAATCTTATAGCTGATCTCGTTATCGAGTCAATTGCTATATATGGTATTGATGTAGGTTACCTTACTAAAAAGTATACTTCAGAAGGATTTGATGAGTTGTATACTGAAGAGGATCTTGCATTATTTGATACTGTAAGAGATGTTGCAATGTACATAAGAAACGTTGATGGCTTTGAAGGTGAAGGTGATTTCTTATCTAAGTTTGGATTAGAGATAAGAGATTCAATGACTCTGTCTGTAGCAAGAAGATCATTTGAAACTGAAGTAGAAGCGTTAGATAATATATCAAGACCTAGAGAAGGTGACTTGATATTCTTTCCTCTCAACGAAAAACTTTATGAGATCAAGTTTGTTGAACACGAACCAGTGTTCTATCAAATGGGTGCATTACAATTCTATGATTGTAGAGTAGAACTATTTGAGTATTCTAATGAAAGATTTAGAACTGGTGTAACAGCTATTGATGAACTTGAAACAAAACTATCACTTGATGTATATCAAGAAGTTCAACTACTTGCAGAAGATGATGAACCATTGTTTACTGAAGATGGATACAGATTACTTTCTGAAGAAGAAGATGCATCTGATGATAGTGCTGATGCTGATAGAGATTATGATACAATAACAGATGCAGAGAATGTATTCTTAGAGACAGAAGCTGATGCAATTATAGACTTTAGTGATGCTGATCCATTCAGTGAGGGTGGTAGGTTCTAATGTTTGGCCATCAGTTTTATCATTCTACATTACGTAAGTATGTTATTATCTTTGGAACATTGTTCAATGAAATAACATTAACAAGAACAGATAACAATGGTAATCGTGTACAAGATATCAAAGTACCTTTAGCTTATGGACCTCGTGATAAAACTATTGCAAGACTTGAACAAGATCCAGATTTAGATAGAGAAGCTGCAATTGTTCTTCCTCGCATGTCATTTGAAATGATAGGCTTGTCGTATGCAACTGAACGAAAGTTGAATACTGTAAGAAGAAATGTTGCTGTGCATGATGTAAACAATAAAGACAACTACAGGACAATGTACAATCCTGTACCATATGACATAAACTTTGAACTCAATATCTTCTCAAGATACACAGAAGATTCTACTAAAATTATTGAACAAATTATGCCATTCTTTACACCAGAGTTCACTATAACAGCTACTTTGATTCCAGATATGAACTGGACAATTGATATTCCAGTTGTACTTGAAGCTGTAACAATATCAGATACTTATGAAGCTGACTACCAACAAAGACGCGCATTGATACATACATTGACTTTTACAATGAAAGGTCAATTGTTTGGACCAGTAACTAAATCAGGATTGATCAAAACAGCAAACACACAATTCTATGTGGATACAACAACTAAGTTTGCTAACACCAATCCTGCTAACACTGTACTCAAATCAATTGCAACATCACATTCAAATGGTACTCAATTTACACTTCATTCTAGAGGAACAATCACACCAGGATTACTGGCAAATGGTTCACCAACTACCAATGCAAGTTTGACAGTGAATACAAGTAGCATACAAGCTAATGATAACTATGATTATATAACTAACTTCGAGGAGTTCTTTGATGGTGATGGAACAGGATAGACCTTTTAATGCTCACGCTGATCCTATTGCTAATGCTTTGGATATTACTCCTAATACTGCCCCTCTGTCATTACACTCATCTGAAAAAGCATCCACCCATGTACCAGCCAAAGGGACTGAAACCACCGAAAAAGATATAGAGTATGCAAGAGAAAATCTTTACCACCTTGCTGAAAGAGGTAGAGATGCATTGGATGGCATACTTGAATTAGCTAATCAATCACAACATCCTAGAGCATATGAGGTTGTTGGTCAACTCATAAAAACACTTACTGATACAAATGATAAGATTGTTGATATGCAAGCTAAAGCAAAAGATATTTTATCTGACCCAAAAAAAGATGGACCTGACAAAGTAACAAACAATCTCTTTGTTGGAACCAATGCTGACTTAACAAAACTTCTAGGTGGAAATGCAAGAGAGCAATTACTAAAAGATGATGATAAACGATGAGATAAGATTCTATAGCGGAGTTCCTCATTGGGCAGGAAAAGGCTATGTCTTAGATAAAGATAACATTCACATCATGATGAGATTTGAACAGACAGATATGTCTTTTCGTGATGCATGCTTTATGACTGCTGAAAAAATAAGAGAAAGAACTGATAAGAGAATAGTAATTCCAATAAGTGGAGGAGCTGAAAGTACTCTTATTTCATATATCTTTGATAAAGCTGGTATTGAAAATACAAAGATACATCAAATCTATAGTTTTAGACACCGTACATTAAACCAAACAGAATCTTCTCAACTTACAAAAACAAGAATTATACCAAACATTTATCAAAATATTGATGTAGTAAAATTTGTTAAGTCAGATTTTTATCAAGATCTTTTCATCAAACAATTTCCAATAGTATCTTATGCAGCTGTACAGGCAGAAATAATTAACCACCCAGATATTGATCGTGAAAGAGATTACATCATATGGGGTACAGGTATACCATTGATGGGTAGGTTCACTCCACATAGTCCATTACAGTGCTATGAGCAATCAATAAGAAGATTTAGAAGAATAGCAACA